GTTGTGGAATGCCAATGCGTCGAGCAGCGGCGGGTCGGTGCTAGAGGCTGGCGTTGATATCGGGTTCGGCGAGGTCGACGTGGTGCCGCACCAGACGACCAGCACCGGCGCTGTCTATGTCACGACGTGCAACGGCTAGGCATAATGGCGCATGGCACTGGTGACGTACGAGGTGATAGGTCGGACTCTCATCATGAGTCATGGCTTGACTCTGCAAGTGGGTGAACGTCTTGGCCTAGATCCCAGTCAGCCGGAACATGCGTCGATCATTCAGCGAGGGTGGGTACGTAAGTATCCACCCTCGTCGTCTATAGACTCACCAACGACAGCAGCACTCACCACCCACCCTAACAAGCAAGTGCGTCGACGACACGCACGGAGGAAGCGTTCACCATGAGTTCACATCTGACGGCACAGGAGGCCGAACCGGGATCGGGCGTCAAGTTCGATCATCCAGCGGAAGCGCATCACACGATCACGGTCGACGACCGCGAAGCAGGCACGGTGACGTGTTCACCGAAACGCACGAAGGTGGCGATCATCGGCTTTGCCACGTCCAGTCGTGACCTCGCACCGTTCGATGATCCGACGTATGAGATCTGGACGTTGAATCAGTTGTATCGACACGTGCCGAGAGCAACACGACACTTCGACATTCACTGCAACTGGGACGAAGACAACGTCGACGGCACCGATCATCATGGCTGGATTCGTGAGTCACCGGTCCCGGTCTACATGATGGAGACGCACGACGAGTTCCCGAACGCGGTGCGCTATCCCATCGAGCGAGTGATTGACAACGCTGGCATCGACTACTTCACCAGCACCGTCGCGTTTGAAGTCGGCCTAGCGATGGTCGAAGGGTTCCAAGAGATCTCGTTGTATGGCATCGACCTGATTGTTGGCACCGAGTACAGCGTCCAGAAGGCGTGTCTGGAGTTCTGGCTAGGGATGGCACACGCACGTGGCATCAACGTCAGGATTCCCGGCGAGAGTGCGTTGCTCAAGCAGTCGTACCGATACGGCTACGAACGCGAACCAAGCTGGGGTCCGTTGCAGATGACTGAAGTGTCGAGACGCATCGAGTATCTCAGCACTGAACGCAACAAGAAGATGGCGTTGATCAATGCGCTCGACGGTGCACTGGCTGAAGACGAGCGGTGGTATATCCGGAAGATGCACGACCTGACACCGGAGGAACGCATGAAGGCGTTGACCGAACAGCGCGGTGAAGCGATGGCGTCATTGGCAACGATTGACGGTGCGATACAGGAGACAACGTACTGGCGAGATCTCTACACGCTGCGAGGTCGTGGTGCAGCGGTGAACTCGATGATCTAGGACGATCATGATCTCTGTATGCACGAGCAGCACGGACACGCAACTCGCGGCACTGGGCGACCTGATGACCATGCTGGGCGCAACCGCGTCGTCGTCAGGGATGGATCTCGCTCTGACGCAAGCATCGGACTGGGCGACACGGTACGTGGGCTACGAACTGCGTCGACAGGTCTACGAGGAGACGGTGGCGAGTTACGGGACGCAACGATTGATGGTGAGTCGCACACCGATTCTGTCGGTGCAACGATTCTTCGACAGCACCAGCACGGGAGATGCGACGGAGTTTCAGTCGAGCGAGTACAGAGTGTCGGACCCAGAGGCTGGATTTATCGAGCGCGATCAAGGCTACCGCTGGACCGCACAAGAGCGATGGAACCTTGGCAGTTACGTGATGCCGAACAGCGAACTGAAGCCGTGGCTGTTGGTGTACGAGGCCGGGTATCAGATCGGCGAAACAAGCAGCACCGATGACAAGTGGGCGACGACGACCACAGCGAACTCGTTACCGCCGACGATTGAACGTGCGGTGTTGTTGCGTGCTGGTGAGATGTATCAAGGATCGTCCGGTGTAAAGTCGATGAAGGTAGGTCCGTTGTCGGTGACGTATTCAAGCGAAGGACAAGACGCGCCAGAAGCGCTGCTGCGTCCTTTCATCAGAGTGGCTGGGTAATGTTCAACGTCAACGTCTTCGCACCGTTGATGCGGCAGAGTGTCAGCGTTGCACCGTTCCAAAGCTACGACGCCTATGGAGACGCGAGTTACGGGTCAGCGGTGGTGTATGAGGCGGCGGTCGTTGGGAAGTCTGAGAAGGTCGTCGGCGCTGACGGACAGGAAGTCGTTAGTCGCCAGACGATCTATTTGAAGTCGGACGCACCGTTGCGTCCAGAGGATCAGATTACGTTGTCGACTGGTGATGTTGGGTCGACCGAGAGTTACGCGATCAACCCGACGATCTTGTCCATCGGGCGGTTCCCGTTTGGTGGCTCGCAAGGTTGTACCGTCGTCTACTTGAAGTGAGGTGATATGGCGACTGTGATGCTACGTGTGTCGTCTACTGCAAGTCGGTCATTGCTGACGCTAGCCAAGCGCTTCGGCATGACGCGCAACGATGCGTTGTCGTGGATCTTGGTAGAGACAGCACCACCGCATGTGCCGAAGCGTGGCAACGCGACACGGTCAGAACCACTGACGCTCGATATCAGCGATCAGGCCACCGAGATTCTCGGACGTGTGGTCACGGCGAGTGAGTCCAGTTCCAGCATCGTGGTCGAAGCGTATCTCGGGCGGGAGTATCGCTGATGGCGAAGAAGACCACCATCAACACGGCGTCCAAAAAACTGCGTAAGCTCGCACGACAGTTCCCACAGTGGGCGGCACAAGCCTTAAATGAAGAAGCCAACGACACGATGGAAGCAGCCCAAACCATCACACCTGTCGGAATAAGTGGGCACCTGAAAGATTCCGGTCGCGTGCATTTAGCGACAGCGAAGGACTTGCTGGCGTTGCTGACATTCAGCACCGACTATGCGGTGTACGTGCACGAGATTCCCGCACCACCAGCGAAGTCAGAAGGTGGACGGTCGGCGAGACATGCACCGCCGACACAGTGGAAGTATCTGGAGACACCGGTGCACGAACGAGCGCCGATGTTTGCTCAACGTATAGGCGATGACATCAAACGGAAGTTAGCTGCGTCTGGAGGATCGTGACGTGTTCCTTGATGACATCTCTGACTTGCTGTCGACCGGTGGCGTGACGACGACGATCTACAAAGGGTTCATGCCAGAGAAACCGAACGATGCGTTCATTCTGACCGAGACGGCAGGACTCGGTCCGATTCACGCGATGTCGACGGGACCGGGACAGGCGAAGTTAGAAGTGGCTGGCTTGCAAGTGATTCGCCGGTCGCAGAGTTACAGCACCGCACGCAGCGGAATGCAGACGGTGATGAGTTTGTTGGATGGATTGAACGAACGCACCATCAATGCCACGCGGTATTCCTACGTATCGGCACAGCAGGTGCCGTTCTCGTTAGGCCGTGACGATTCGGAACGCACGATGCTGTCGGTGAACTTCTTGGCGTGGAAAGATCTCTCAACGGGGTGATACATGGCGACAGTGATTTATACCGATGCGAAGTTCTTCCTTGGCGGGTTCAACCTCAGTGCTGACCATAACGAGATTGGCTTGGACTATGCGTCAGAGATGTTGGACGTGACCACGATGGGCGACTCGACCAGAGTGCGTGCTGGCGGCTTGGATACGGCCACGGTCAGCGGGACTGGATTTTGGAACGGTGGTACTGGCAACGCTGATGATGCGTTGTTTGGTCTTGTCGGTGAAGACGAGAAGGTGTTGACGTTGTTTCCTGACGGCATCACTGAAGGCACCACGACGCTGAAGGGCTACGCGATGAAGTCGGTGCTGGCGAACTACAACATCGGCAACACGGTCGGCGACATGATGACTTTTGACTTGACTGCCGAGAGTGCTGGCACTGACTAGAGGAGACAAAGATGGCGATCATTCGATCAGTGCCCTTGAAGGATGCGACGTCGACCGCGATGACCTCGTGTGGTGTTGGCACCGCCTATGACGTCGGTGGCGTGTTCGCTGGCAAGAAGCTCTATGGAGGTCTGCACATCTTGTCGTCGTCGACCGGTGCGCTTATCGTGCGTATTCAGGGGTCGTCGTCAAGTGGGTTCGGTGCTGGGAAGTTCACCAGTCACATCGCCTTCACCAGTCAGACATCACTCGGTGCACAGTGGGCAACGCCACTGAGTACGTCGACTATCACATCAACGCACCGACAGTTCTGGCG